GCGCCTGCATAGCTTGCAAGGCCTGCGAGGAGAAATGTCCCCAAAGGATCCCCATTAGTCAATGGATGCCAAAGGTACACGCTTTGTTGGGCTAAACCAAAAAGTTGTGACCGGGAATCCATCGCTCACCATGTTGCTGAAAACTTTCCGGCACACTGGTCATACTGGGGTTTTGTTTGACAAATAATTTATGCTTTTGCCCACCCGATACGGATCAAGTCTGCATTGCAGTAGTAATTCAGCCAAGTTTGTGGTAGTCTTTTTTTGAGCCATCGGTTTTTTCTCCTTTTGAATGATTTGCTCGCACCATTCATTCTATCGGAGTGCCCGATGGCTTTCCATATCCACCTATAAATTGCAAACACTATTGTACTCTATCTATGTATAAAGAAGCTCATGATTAATTGATTTAATACCTAAACATCGTATCCGGCATGGAATCCGCTTCGCACGTTAACCCGGATATTGCCCATAGCAACCGCATCGCCGGCGCGCTTCACCGTGATAGCATCGGCTTCGAGCCCTTCGGCCAGATCATCTCCCGCAGGTCTCTGGCCTGTGGAAACAACAACCAGATCGACCTGAGCGAGTATTGTCTGACCATTCTTGTCCATATACTCCACGCCTTCAGCGGTGACTTTCTGCACCCTTGCAAGCGTCTGGATATTGACGTCGGCCTTTTTCATGATATCCAGGTCGCGCGCGCGGTGCGTTTTTTTCCTGTCCGACCGATACTGTGTCGAGCATTTCGAGTATAGTGATGGAATTGCCGTGTTCGAGCATATGCAATGCGGTTTCACAGCCAACGTTTCCTCCGCCGATTATCACGACGTTCTTTCCCTCGGGCATCGTGTAATCGCCAAAGGTGTGCCTGAACTGGAATGTGATGTTCTGCTGCCTCCCTTAAGTTTTTTACCGCTTTCTTTGCATAAAATAATCCAGCTAGGAAAACTGGAGGTGCTGCTTTGAAACCACCACTGTTTGGACCCATAGTCTTACAGCTTGTTCTAATTCTCCTGAATGCTTTCTTCTCCTGCACTGAAATCGCGATAATTACTCTAAATGATTTCAAGCTGAAAAAGGATGCCGAATCAGGCAATAAGAAAGCCCGTTATCTGTTGCGCCTAACTTCGCAGCCGGCACGGTTTCTCGCAACGATACAGGTGGGTATTACCATTGCGGGTTTTCTTGCAAGCGCGTTTGCCGCAAAAAATTTTTCGGACAGGCTTAGCTCATGGCTGATAAGTATTGGGGTCTCCATCCCTGCGGACACGCTTAGTACCATTTCGGTAATTGCCATCACCTTGATCCTCTCTTACATCACGTTGGTCTTGGGAGAGCTTGTTCCGAAAAGGATCGCCATGCAAAAAGCAAAGTCCATCGCATACTCCGTCAGTCGGGTCATTTTTCTGCTCTCCAAGATAGCGGCCCCGCTGGTCTGGCTGCTTACGGTTTCCACAAACGGAGTACTGAAGCTCTTGAGGCTAAGCACACACCCAAAAGAAACCAACGTAACGGAGGAAGAAATCCGTTTAATTGTCGACCTGGGCGAAGAACGAGGAGCGATCGAACCTGAAGAAGGACAAATGATCGACAACGTCCTCAATCTTGGCAATAAGCATGCCGCAGAGCTTATGACGCCCCGTACCGATTTGGTGGTTCTTTGGATGAACGATCCGCCTGAAAAGTGGCGTGATGATATTATTCTTGCCAATTATTCACGTTATCCGGTTTGTGCCGGCAGTATCGATGAAATAGCCGGCATACTGCATGTGCGGGATTTCTTTTCAAATCTGTTCTCACAAGAACCCAAAGCGCATCAAAAGTTGGTCCGCCCTGCGTTTGTTGTCCCTGAGACCGTGCGTGCAGATGGGTTGTTGCGGGAAATGCAACGTAGAAAGAATCATATGGCTATTGTCATTGACGAGTACGGCGGGCTGAGCGGCGCAATAACGATGGAAGATCTTCTGGAAGAAATTGTAGGACAGATAGAGGACGAGCACGATGAAGTAGAGCCAGGGATAACGCAACTCAAAGAGAACCTGTGGCGCGTGAAAGGGACGCTTGAAATTGACGCATTATCAAGCTTTTTCAGTGTAACTATTCCGGAGGGTGATTACGATACTCTAGGAGGGCTTATATTCGCCCAAATGAACGCTATACCCGAAGACGGTACGCAACCTGAAGCTGATGTATCCGGGCTTCATATACGCGTCGAGAGCCTTCGTGACCATCGGGTAGAATGGGCTTTAATCTCAAAAACTAAAGAGCTGATTTGAGTCTGTTCCTTACGTCTTCTATGTTATGTCCATTGTCATTTTGATTATGTATCGGGCATCCTGAGATTACGGGAGGCCCTGTATAGGACATTAAGTCTCATTTAACATTATGCCGTTCTCTATACGTCCACCGAGCTTTCATACCAAGGTTCTGTACTAATCTCCCCATTCCCGAACTGCCGTAATGCCATTTTACTGCCGCCCGGGCAGTTTTAGGCAGTCCGAACCCGTCTTAGCTAAATATTAGCATATTTCTCCATTTTAGACATCTTGAAAGCAAGATCTAAATCGCCTTATTTCTGCCTGTAATCTCCATATTGTGACTATATATGCGCTTCAAAACACGATTCCTTACGCATAATACAGCAAAATAGCCACCACGCCCGATTGCGTAATGGCTATTCCCGTTCATTCTGGTCTGGGTGAGAGGATTTGAACCTCCGCTGCCCGGGGCGGCTTCCCGCTCCGCCGCTCCGCGTGCTCGCAGGACCCGCCGCCCGTCGTTTTCCTCAAAGACCCGACACCGGCGGCTCTTTATGCGCTGACGCGCACCGGAAAACGACCCCTTGAACCCCTATGGGGTTCTGCGACGCCGGTGGACATATCCCGCATCCATAATAATCGACATACGGCAGGTCCACATGGACCTGCCGTATGTCGTGGTCTGGGTGAGAGGATTTGAACCTCCGGCCTCTTGAACCCCATTCTTAAACACTTTGGTATCAGACGCCGCAAAAAGCGGTTTTCAAGCCGTGTTTTCGGCATGTAGCGGTATTAAAAATCACTCCGTTGGCACACTTATTGGCACACTTAGCAGTTCCTCTATCTTACTTACAGCGGTCTGGATCGCCGGGCTCTGCGGGTGGATGTAGCTGATGGTGCTCTTCCGTTCGCTCTGGCCGGCTAGTGCCTGAATCACCGCGAAGTCCGTGTGCGCGTCCTCGAGATGGCTGATATACGTGTGCCGGCAACAGTGCGGCGATAAAACGCGCACCCCCTTAACCTGCCTGATTGCCGATTTATAGAACTTTCGGTAGGTGCTGGGGTGCAATGGTTTCTTGCTCCGCCTGCCGGCCAGTATATAGCCGTCCGCGTTATTGCGCAGGAAAAGTACCGACGCGCGAACAGAGGGCGGTACAAGCCCTGATCGCTCCCGCTGTTCGGCCTTCACGTCCCCTATGTACATACTCCCGCCTTTTTTCAGCTTCACCGCCCGGCGTATTTCGATCCGGCTCCCGTCCGGGGCGAGGTCGAACACAGACAGCCCCAGCAGCTCCTGCGTGCTGATACCGGTACCCAGCATCAGCCGGATACTGTGCCCAATACGCGTATCCGGCAATCCCCGCATAAGGGCCCGGACCTCCTCGACCGTGAACGCGTCTTTTCGTGCTTTCCCCCTCTTCCCCATCCGCCGGTAGTTCGTCTGATCGGCCAGCTGGACAGGGTTCTTTGTGATCAGTTCGTTGGCCTCGGCCTTGCGCATGATCTGTCCGAGCATGGTCCGGCATTTAGTACACTGTGATACGCTGTAGGCCTTGGCCATCTCGGTAAGAAACGCCTCGACATGGAAGGCTTTGATGCTCTGAAGCTTATGCCGTCCGAGGTGCTTTTTTATGTGCTTGAGGGTATAACCATACGACGCGGCCGTGCTCAGCTCGACCTTCTCAGCGTACTCCTCATACCACCGGTCCGCCCACTCCCCCAGGGTAATGTCGGGATCGATCGACGCCAGCTTGTTCTTACGCTCCCAAACACGGTGCTTCTCCAAAGCGGCTTCCTGGGTACGCCCGGAGAAGGCTTTGCGCCGCGGTCGGCCTTCGGCATCATATCCTATGGTGATACGGTAGACATAGAGTTTACGCTTTTCATCGTAGTTGAGGCTGCCGGCACCGTTTGCCGCCCTGCGTTTGGCCATTGGAGGACCTCCAAATTGTTAAACCTTTGGTGATACCGTTGGTGCTGCTTTGGGTTCAATACCCATGATTTTATTAAACGCCTTTTCATATTCAGCTGCTTCTTTCGGCGTAAGTGTGTAATCTATTCGCAAAATTGCGCGATCTGAATGATACATATAGTAATTACCGACGATCCCACCAACCTCATTAACAACTGAGAGATAATCTAATCTCTTTTGCATATCTGCTTTATTGGCAAACGTCTCAAGCATGCCATGGTCTGTACGAAAAGATTCATCAAAGTCATCACCCAAATACTTTTTTGAGTCTTCATAATCTTTAGCATATCTTTTATCAATAAAGTTTGTTTTAGCAGTATACTCACCTGGGCGACCAAGCAGATTATTAGGATCCGTTTTTTCATCGTAGGTAATCTCGTAAACAATTGGCAAACCTGCCTCTTTAAGTTTTTTCACAATCTGCGGAGCGCTAAGATATATAATTGGTGTCGGTGAAGGTGTCGCCGTAGCTGTTTTTGTTGTCGTCTTCGAGACTGGTGTGCTGCATCCCACAGTCATTACGATCATCAGGACAATAAGGCCAATAACTCCAATCTTTTTCATCGTGCGATCCTTTCTCCATTTATCGTTCTTTGGTATAGATTCAACAGAAACCTAAAAATCCTTTTTATTTTCCAAAATATTGAAAGGCTCGAAGGTAATTACGTATTGATCAATATGCCATGCCGGCCAGTGCTTGCTCTTGTAGTATCCGCCGCGGGTATGTGGGTGGATTTTAGGCATATGAGAGCCTCGCGCTGGTTGTCAGAGCTGTATCGGACGTAGATAGCTGCATTAATAATCCTACAGTCCGTTTGCGTCTACCCCGTATTCTGCTTGGGCGTGAGTAAATCCTTCGTATTCCAGCTGAGCGATCAGCTGGGCGCGAGAGAACGATGAAACTTTCAAATATTGCTTTGCCGCCTTTGCGGCTTGCGCATTCCAATTTGCGCCGCAATGATCCGCTCCATATTTGGCTTGCGCGTTTGTATATTTTTCATATGCTAACTGCTTAACCAGTCCGCTATATGAAAAAGCCGAATAGCTCAAATATTGTTTTGCAGCTTTTAAGGCTTGTTGGTTCCAATTCGCGCCACAATTTTTGACTGCATAAACTGCATCTTCATGAGAGTATTTTTCATACTCTAGTTGATCGATTAAACCTTCATAGGAAAATGCAGAGTAACTCAAGTATTGTTTCGCCTGTTTTAGGGCGTTCTGCTTGCTCTTTGATGCGCTTAAATCGTTGCTTTTAACTGTAGGTTTTGGTGTTGATGCGGGTTTTGGTGTTGATGCGGGTTTTGACGTGGATGCGGGGTTTGACGTGGATGCGGGTTTTGACGTGGCAGATGCGTCAGATGCGGAGGTGGTTTTATCTTCCGCGCCCGACGTGCTTTCAGTCACCTCCGGTTTGATCGAAGGTGTTGGTGCAGACGTGGAGGATGGCCCCGGCGTAACGTAGGGCGTCGGTGACAATATCGGCTGTGATTCCCGCCATGATGTCGTTTCGGAATTTGCGGGTACCGAACATCCAGCCAGCACGGTGATCATTACAATAAGCACCGCAAAAGTAATTACTTTTTTCATTTTCCTTTCTCCTTTATTTCTTTTATTTCAAAAGGCTCAAAACTGATCACATATCGATCGACGTGCCACGCTGGCCAGTGCTTGCATTTGTAATACGTTATAGCGGCGTTGAAGAATTGTTCGGTCACGCCAAAATGCTCCGCCAGCTCCCAGGGTGTACGGATATGATTCTGCCAGGCTGTTATGATCTCCTCCGGCGGAACCAGACGTTTATATGCCCAGGCTCGAGCCCGGCGCTCCTGCTGCCGGTTCAAGACCTTATCCCTGCGAAGATAGAGAATATTCCCGGACGAGGTATGGAAGTGCCCAGCTTCCTCAGCCAGCACGCAGAGGCGCTCTGCGTTCGTCCCCAGGCCGGAAGATAGAATTATAAAGCGGGCACGCGTATCGCTCCAGTAGAGGCCCTGTAGTCTGTATGGCAGCGTGTTATGTATCACCGGCACGTTGTGATTATGGAGTTCTTGTTCAAGTGCTTCTAAAGGTGTCATAGGCACTCTCCGACACAGCTTGGAGTGTGCTTACATTTTACAGGATGGCATGTACCGTTATTGGGACAGTGAGCCTAGGGGATAAGTAAAAACATAAATAAAAAAAGTATCACTAACACCGATACGATGGTTACTAAACAGCCGCCTCCCGTTACAGCCTTTCCAATCTTTCTTTGTCTGCCAGATTTCGTCAAGGGAACTCCAGTTTTTCTTGAAATGCTCTGCTTTGCTCTCGTCACTCCTGTAGCCCGCTTCCAGGAAAATCCGCCTCTGTTTGCCATAGATACACCCCTTATCCATCCTGATATCTAATATGGTGGGCCACAAACTGAGCAAGGATCATAGCCTCGTGCTTTTGCGTCACTCAGGCTTATAGGGATTTTACTTTTAGATAGATATCTACAACCCCCAAGATGATATTTCTTTCCAGTATTTGTAATGTAGACAGTTGTTTGACTTACATTCGCTTCTTGAGCATCAGATACAGATGTAGAATCATTATCGTAAATTTGCGAGTCTTTTTCTGGTGTGGGGGTCGGTTTAACTGTAGGTATTGGAGTTGGCGTAGGGTCAGGTGTAGGATCGAATGTAGGATCTGGTGTAATGATGGGTGTTGGTGAAGTGGTGGGTGAAGGGGCGTTTTGAATGTTGCCGCATGCGATTAAAGCTATGGCAAGCGCCAAGCATAGTGTCACATGAAGGATTTTTTTCATAGCCTAAACCTCCTATAGCATATCGGTAAAATACCTTTCGTATATGTTTCTACACGAATAATGGAAAATCCTTCCTAAAATACAAAAATACTTACTCTTTTTCTTTGTGAGATAGTTCGGAGAAGCCGGCGCTGATTATTCCCGTTGGTATAGCAACCAGTGCAATACCGCAGAATCTTATTACGGATGCAAGGGCTTTGCCGATAAATGTCACAGGAATGATATCCCCATACCCTACAGTGGTTATCGTTGCGATTGCCCACCAGAAACCAGACAGTATATTATCAAAGGCTTCGGGTTGAGCGGCGCTTTCGATATTATACATAAGTACTGCTGCCATGACGATCAAAAGCGCAATCACAAATATTGTAGAAAGTAATTGACTGGATTTGTTCTTCAGTACTTTTCCGATCGTGTTCAAAGCCTGTGAATATCGATTAAGCTTGAAAATCCTTGCTATACGGATAAGTCTAACTATCCGCAATATTCTAAGGTCAACGGGGATAATGAACGGGATATAGAATGGGAGAATTGCCAGAAGATCGATAATGGCCATAGCAGAAGTAACGTACTTAACCCTGCTTAAAGTGAGTGAATGTTCCGGATACAGCAGATTCGAGGTCCATATTCTAAGTATATATTCTACTGTGAAAACAGCAACTGAAAAAATATCGAAATAGAAAAGGACAGAGTATAATGTTGACGACAAACCTTTGAAAGTATCGAGCATCATTGTTATGATGCTTAGGATAATAAGAACAATAATGAAAAAATCGAATGCTCTGCTTGCTCTATCTCCCTCGTTGGCTTTTTCAATAATTTCAAAAACTCTATTCTTATTTGGAGCAGGCATAACAGAGACTCCTAAAGGCGAAATATCCCGGAACAGGATCAACCGAGTCATTCAGCTGTACCTATTTATCTACTTTTCCTTCTTCTTCCCTATCCCGTATTTGTGTTTTACAAACTCAATGAATTCGAAAATCTCTTCCTGGGCTTCAGGCGGTATGCCTTCAGGATCATCTGTGTGCGCGGCGATGGTGACAAGCTCGGACGCTTTAGCTTCTTTTTCTTTTTGAACATCCTCATCGCGTGCTTTTAAAAAGGCAAGATATTTTTTTGCATCTCCGTTGAATTCTTCAGGAATGTATTCATCGAAATTTTCATATGGATATGGATCATCGGTTCGGCCTAAAAGATAGTCAATAGACACTTCAAAATAATCAGCGATGTCATTTAACACCTCAGCCGAAGGGATAACCTCTTTTTTCCCTTCGTATTTTCCGATTGTAGATCTTTCAAGGCCCAGAATTTGAGCTAGTTGTTCTTGGGTTATGCCGTGCTTTTTTCTTAATTCTTTTAACCTCTGCTTAAACATGGTAACACCTCTTTAGTTAATTATAGTGAACAAAATTCACGGTGTAAATGATTCTGAATAATTATCAGAATTTGTATTGACACTCTGAACCATATTCACTATAATGGGATTGTAGTTCAGATTATTTATATTTGAAGGTGATTACTACATGTCGGAAATCAAAGCTTTGAGAAAAAAAGCTACTTTTACCCAAGAAAGTTTAGCAAAAGAGCTAGGGGTCGATCGATCGACCATTGCGAAGTGGGAAACAGGTACGTCTTTTCCACGTGCTGAGATGCTCCCGAAGCTTGCTAAACTTTTTGATTGTTCTATAGACGACCTGTTTGAGCCTGAACAAACCGACACGGCCAAGACGGCTAGCTGAAAGAGGAGAGCTTCCATCTCATGAAAGTCATGAAAGACGACATCCCCCACGGCTTCAAGCTCGTTCGGGACCCCTCTCCCCCGCCCGACCATCGTCTGGTCGAGGATCCTCTCCTCTCCCAGGCCCTGCACTCTGTCGGCACCGCCCTGCGCGAGCTGGCCAACCTGGCGGACGCCATTGCTATGGCCAACTCCTACGGCGGCAACGCGGACCAGCTGAAGCCCAGCGACGTGCAGAAGCTGCTGCACTGCAGCGAGAGCAAGGCCCGGCAGATCGTCCGGGCCCACGGCACCGGCAAGGGCAAGATGGGCCGGATCGAGCGCGGGGTCCTGATGCAACTCCAGCGGGAAGGTAAGCTCTGACGTGACCCGACCGGGTGCACGAGCCCGTGTGGGTCCCTCCTTTACATAGGGTGCTCAGGTGGCGGAGGTAGTCGGCCCGGCACCGCGGGCGCCCGTCGAGGGCGGCGCGTCCACATGAGGACAAGCAACCCGATACAGAAGCGCTGCAGCGCCGGGGGCAATGACGCTGCAGGCTGAGGGAGGTGCAGGACGATCATTCTGATCTGCCCCAACAGTATCAAAGAAAGGAGGATAGAAACGTGAACACAGGGTGCGCGAATCCGTACAAATTGGCCAGGCAGGCCTGCGGCATGACCCAGGTCGCTGCAGCAAGAGCACTGCACGTAGATGTGCGAACCCTGCAGTATTACGAAACCGGGCAGCGGACGCCTTTAAGCGAGACCCGCAAGGCAATGGCGCAACTGTACGAAGCACCCCAGCTGGTCGTAGACCCGCAGAGCCCGACAAGCGCGACAGCGGTTTTCATGAAGGAACTCGAGGACGTGGGAGACATCCGACGCGAGATCATGCAGATCACGTACGACGACGTGATCAGCCCGGACGAACAGGCACGTTGGAACACGATATGCAGGGAATTGAATGAACTGGCCATGGCCTGTATCGCCATGGGGAACGTCGAGTGAGAGGAGAAGGCCGCATGGCTGCAACGCGCGTGAAAGTGAGGTGTATCCATTGCGACTACGAAGGGTATGGGGACCCGATGGACTACTGGTGCCCAAAGTGCACCAACCCGGTCATGCTGCCGCGCGAGCGGATGCTGGTGCAGGTGCCCGATGTGCGAATTATTATCTTAGTCATCGAACGAGAACCGGAAGGAGCGAACCATGAAAAGGAGTGATGCGACGAAAATCATCCTGGGCGGGATCGCGATGGCCGCGGCGCTCTGGATCGGATACCTTGCGGTGTGGGTGGTGATCTGTCAATGATCTACCTCGACTGGCAGCTGCTAATCGGCGGCGCGCTCATCGTAGTTGTGCTGCTGATAGAGCTTCTCGATTGGGCGACGAAGCCTAAAAAGCGCAAAGGCCGCGCTGCGACGCGACCTAAGCAGAAACCATAAACATTGCTTTTTTAAATGATACCACGATGGAGCGGCGCCTGTCAATCCGGCGGGCGCCGGAAAGGAGGATTTTAAGTGAGTAAAACGGTCCCTGTCACCTTAACTGAAAAAGCATTTCTGAAAGCCATAGAAGGTCTGCAGGAAGATCCTGAAGTCAGGCCTATGCTCTGCCCTCGCTGCGGGAAAGACCAAATGCTCCCGGTACTGGCCCTCAATTCTCTGAGCAGGCACGAGGACGTGTATGTCTGCGGCGAATGCCGTACGGACGAAGATCTGCGGAATATGTGCGATGTTTTGCCGCTTCCCCTGCAGGACTGGGCTATGTTCAAGGCTTTATTTTCCGGAAAGGAGCAACTATGAAACTCGACTTCACCTACAAGAAAGCGACGACGACCTGCTACCGGTTTGAGACCGGAGAGAAACCCGACCATATGACCTTGTACCTGAAGCAGAAGCTTGTGGACGAGGCGGGGATCGACCCGAAGAAGGGGATCACCGTCACGATCGAAGAACGGGAGGAGGACTGAGTGGGAAATCGGTTTGCCAAACGCGCTCAGCAGGAGATCAAGTATTACGCCGACCAGGGTATCCCGTACATCGGCTACGCCTGGCAAAACAAGTGGAATGAATACGTGGGCGGTTACGCAGTTTACCGAAAAGACCCGGTTACCGTACTCAAAGAAAGGCATACGGGGATCGATAAAGCCCATCCTAACGAGAACATCCCCGCGGGCACGAAACTTAAATTTACCGCCGCAGCGGAAAAACGCATTCTCAAAACCGTTGAACGATTACGCAAAAACAGGAAGTTGGACGTAGAATTCTACGTCGGATAGGAGGAAAACCATGCAAATCAACCTGACTTTAACCGTATCTCCCGACCAGGCACAGCTTTTTTTCAAGCAGATTGCCACGATACTGAGCTCTTCGCCGTCGGCGCCGGACGACATCGAAACCAGAGTCGCGGAAAACCTCGCCCAGGCGCAGGGCCTTCCCGTCGCTCCCGGCACGCTGCCTGCCCAGCCCGAGCCCGTTTCACCCCAGGCATCTACCACTGCACCCCTCCCCACAACGGAACAGTCTTACACGCAGGACCAGCTGGCACTGGCCGCGGCGCAGATCCTCGACGCGGGCCGGCAGACCGAGCTCATCCAGCTGCTGGGGAACTTCGGCGTGCAGGCCGTGACCCAGCTGCCTCCCGAGCAGTACGGAGCGTTTGCGACGTCCCTGCGAGGCATGGGGGCGCGGATATGATGGCGTTACCCATAGCAAAGGAGGAAATCCGGGAGCATGCAATACTGTCGGCGTCCGGGGCGTATAAGTGGCTACACTGTACGCCTTCGGCGAGGCTGGAGGAGCAGTTTCCGGAAACGACAAGCGTTTACGCCGAAGAGGGTTGTCTCGCTCATGCGATCGCGGAGCTGAAACTGCGGAAACTGTACACAGAACCCATGGGCACCAGAAAGTTCAATGCTGCTCTGAAAAAGCTCCAGGCTCATGAGCTGTATCAGGAGGAGATGCTGCATTACACTGACGCCTATGTCGAATTTATTCAGAGTATCGTTCATCAGTTCAACACCCCACCGCACGTCGCGATAGAGAAGCGCCTGGATCTGCGCAGCTATGTCCCCGAAAGTTTCGGTACCGGCGACTGTATCATCATCGGCGGCCGTACTCTGCACATCATCGATTTCAAGTATGGCAAGGGCGTGCCGGTGACCGCGGAGGACAACCCTCAGATGCTACTCTATGCGCTTGGCGCCCTCGATGCGTATTGGATGCTCTACGAGATCGACTCGGTCATGATGTCGATCGTGCAGCCCCGGTTGGATAATACCGACACGGACGAAATGTGTGCTGCTGACCTGCGAGGATGGGGCGAAAGCATCAAACCCATCGCACAACGGGCCTGGAACGGCGAGGGAGAATGTGTCCCCGGCGAGCACTGCCGCTTTTGCAAAGCAAAGGCCCAGTGCCGCGCCCGAAGCGAGGCGCATACCGCGCTGGAAGCCTTCGATGGAAAGCTGCCGCCGCTCCTCAGCAATGAAGAGATAGGCGACATCCTGAAACGCGCCCAACAGCTCAAAACGTGGGTATCCCAACTCGAAGAATACGCCCTGAGCGAAGTGCTCATAGGTAACGAGATCCCCGGCTGGAAGGCCGTGGAGGGCCGAAGCATACGACAGTTTGTCGATACGGATGCCGCCTTCAAGGTGATGAAGGCCGCGGGATATGACGAAGCGCTGCTATACGAGCGCAAACCGATCACCTTGACAAGCGTCGAAAAGCTACTCGGAAAATCGAAATTCAACGAACTGCTGATCGAACACGTCAACAAGCCACCCGGAAAACCGACACTCGTACCCGAAAGCGACAACCGCGAAGCGATTACCAACAAAACGACAGCCGAAGAAGCTTTCGGCAAAACCGATGAAGGGAGAAACGAAAAATGAACAAAGCGACACAGGTAACCACGAATGAAGTTCGAATCTCGTACGAGCACCTCATCAAGCCGTACGCAAACCAGGCAGGCGCCGAGGAGAAGTTTAGCGCTACACTGCTCATTCCGAAACACGACATCGCGACAAAGCAGCGTATCGACGCGGCAATTCAGGCCGCCATCCAGGAGGGCATAACCGGAAAGTGGGGCGGCGTACGTCCGTCGCAGGTTCCTATACCTCTTCACGACGGCGACGGCCGGCGCCCCAACGGCGAACCGTTCGGTCTGGAATGCCGGGGCCATTGGGTCATGACGGCTAGTACAAAACAGCGTCCGGAGATTGTTGACACCGGTATGAACCCGATCATCGACGCGACGCAGATCTACAGCGGCATGTACGCAAACGTATGTATCAACTTCTTTGCCTATTTTAACAGCGGGAAAAAGGGCATCGGCTGCGGCCTCGGCCCCGTGCAGAAGACCCGGGATGGCGAGCCCCTTGGCAGTCGTATGACCGCCGCGGAGGCGTTTGGAAACGGAGCGCCTGCACAACAGCCTGCGCAGCAATATGCGCAGCCTCAGCAGTATGCACAGCCGCAGGCAGCGCCTCAGCAACCCGGACAACCTCGGGCGGCTTACGAGGCAGCTCAAGTTGACCCGATCACCGGTAAGCCGATTGGCAGGGTCATGGGGTTATGATCCACCTGAGTATCGATCTCGAAACTTACTCGTCAGTAAACATTAAGAAGTCGGGACTGTACCGTTACGTGCAGTCCCCCGACTTCCAGATCATGCTGTTCGCGTATAGCTTCAACGATAAACCCGTGCAGATAGTGGACCTTGCCCAGGGCGAAACCATACCCGAGGGCATCGTGAACTATCTTTATAGCCCGGAGATCCTTAAGCACGCCTATAACGCACCCTTCGAGTGGTACTGCCTGAGCAAACATTTCCGCGGGCACTTCAACCATGAATACCTGCCTCTCGAACAGTGGCGATGCACGATGATGCACGCGCTGTACTGCGGGTACCCGGCAGGGCTGGCAGCCACCGGGGCGGCCTTGGGATTGACTCAGGATAAACGCAAGCTGGGCACCGGCATGTCGTTGATCCGGACGTTCTGTATCCCCTGCAAGCCCACAAAGACCAATGGCCACCGGACCCGAACTTACCCGCACCACGAGCCGGAGAAGTGGGAACTGTTCAAGGAATACTGCAAGCAGGACGTCGTGACAGAGATGGAGGTAGCGCGCAAATTCGCGCCCTACCCGGTGCCCGAACAGGAACAGCACCTGTGGGAGCTTGACCAGCGTATCAACGTGCGCGGGGTCGAAGTGGACCAGGAACTCGTCGGGAGCGCGCTACAATGCAGCGAAACGGTCACCGCGGAGCTTACGGAAGAGGCGGTGCAGCTATCCGGAGTAGATAACCCTAAGAGTGTGGCTCAGCTCACGAAATGGCTGGCCGACGAAGGCGAAGAGGTCGAAAACCTCCAAAAGGCCACAGTAAAAGCCCTCATTAAAAGCACTGAGAACGATACTGTCAAACGCATGCTGGAGATCCGGCAGGAACTGGGCAAGACCTCTGTTCGAAAATATGCCGCCATGCAAGAGGCCGTTGGGGACGACGGACGCGTCCGCGGGTTGCTCCAGTTCTACGGCGCGAATCGTACCGGGCGCTGGGCCGGGCGGCTCGTCCAGGTGCAGAACCTTCCTCGCAATTATCTCGGAACCCTGAAACTTGCACGAAGCTGTACGAAAAACCGAAAGCTCGATCACCTGAAAATCATCTACGGGAACGTCCCGGACACACTATCCCAGCTTATACGGACCGCGTTTATCCCTCGCCCGGGGTGCGTCTTTGTTGTCGCTGATTTCAGCGCCATCGAGGCCCGGGTGATTGCCTGGCTGGCCGGCGAACAATGGCGGCTGGACGTATTCGCCACTCACGGCATGATCTATGAGGCCTCGGCAAGCGCCATGTTTGGCGTACCTATAGAACTGATTTCCAAGGGCAAACCGGAATACGCGCTCAGACAAAAAGGCAAGATCGCGGAACTGGCCCTCGGGTACCAGGGCGCTGCCGGCGCGCTCATCACCATGGGCGCCTTGAACATGGGCCTCACCGAAGACGAGCTCCCCGAGATCGTCCATCGGTGGCGCCAGGCGAACAGGCGCATCGTGGACCTCTGGTACGCCATGGAAAACGCCGCGCTGCAGGTCATGCGTACTGGTGGCCCCATAGGGCTGAAAGGCCTGATCATTGATCAAATAGGCAACGTAGCGACGAACACCCATTTTCTGACCATACAGCTTCCCAGCGGAAGAAAGCTGTACTACGCCCAGCCGTTCCTGTGCGTGAACGAAAAAGACCGAGAGGCGCTGCACTACTGGGGTACGAACCAAACCAGCAAGAAGTGGGAGCCCATATCCACCTATGGCGGGAAGCTGGTCGAAAACGTGGTACAAGCCATTGCCCGAGACTGCCTTGCGGAGAGCCTGGTCCGGCTGGAAGCGGCCGGCTACCAGACGGTTATGCACATTCACGACGAGGTGGTACTGGAAGTAGCGCAAGACTGCGCGGAACAGGACCTCGAACGTGCGTGCGCCATTATGGGATACCCCATATCGTGGGCGCCAGGACTTCCGCTTAAAGCGGACGGCTTCATAAGTGAGTTCTACAAGAAGGAGTGAAAAGTTTTGCTCGTAGACAAATCCTGGCCTTTTCGGCTTCGAAAAGCACTATATCTATTCAAACTATTAGAGGAAGCATCCAAAGCATTGACCGCTGAAGATATTGCATTCTTAGAAAAGGCAGTTGCCACAGAGGAAGAAACAGCAGAGGAGTAACCCTCCATGAAATACGACCGACTAATCACCATCAGCGCCGCCGGCAGCCGCCGGGCCACGCACTGGCCGAACCAGAGCCTCATGTGGTCCGAGCTGGTAGCCAGGCTGCAGACGCCCGCGCGCGGCACCGAGACGCTGGCCGAGTACCTCGCCCTCCCCCGCTCCAAACAGGATGACCTGAAAGACGTGGGCGGGTACGTGGCCGGGATCATCGCGGGTGGCGGCCGGCGCAAGGCTAACAGTATCAAAGGCCGTGACGTCATCACCCTGGACCTTGACAGCATCCCCGCGGGCGGCACACAGGACGTCCTGAGACGCGTGGAAGGCCTCGGCTGCGGGTACGCCGTCTACAGCACCCGAAAGCATGAAGAGGCCGCCCCGCGGCTTCGGGTACTGGTACCGCTGGACCGCACGGCCACCGCGGATGAGTACGAGCCCATCGCGCGGATGCTGGCCAAACACATCGGGATAGAGCTGGCGGACCCTACAACCTTCGAGGCTTCCCGGCTGATGTACTGGCCCAGCTGCAGCGCGGACAGCCAATACGTTTACAGCTACAGCGACAAACCCATGCTATCAGCCGAGGGGATGCTGGGCTTGTACGAGGACTGGCGCAACGTGGCCGAGTGGCCGGAGGTGCCAGGCGCGTCGCAGGCACGGCAGAAGCACGCAGAGAAGCAAGCCGATCCGCTGGCCAAGACCGGGATCGTCGGCGCGTTCTGCAAGACCTACGACATCTATGCGGCCATGGAAGAGTTTTTGCCGGAGGTGTACGAGCCCACGGATGTGCCGGGGCGGTACACGTTCACCGGGGGCAGCACGACCGGCGGTGCGGTGATCTACGACGGCGGCGTCTTTCTCTACTCACACCACGCGACGGATCCCTGCAGCGGCAAGTTGGTGAATAGCTTCGACATGGTGCGACTGCATCTCTTTGGGGACCTGGACGACGACGCCAAGCCGGACACGCCGGTTAACAAGCTTCCCTCATATAAAGCCATGAGCGAGAAGGCCGTGGCAGATCCCCAGGTATCCCTACTGCTGAACCAGGAACGTTATGAGCGCGCCGTAGAGGCATTTGGCGACCTACCCGACCATGATCCCAACTGGATAAGCAAACTGGCCATCAGCCCATCAACCGGGGCGCCTGCGAAGACCGCCAATAACATATTGGTGGTTTTGGAAAACGACCCACAGATCAAAGGTAGGGTAGCGATGGACACCTTTAGCGAGGCCATCATCGGCACCGCCCCCCTGCCCTGGGAACCACGAACCAAAAATACAGGGCGCTTCCGGTGGACTGATGACGATGACGCGGGCCTGCGTATGTACATTGAGAAGTTCCTCGGTTTCCGGGCACGTGAGGCCGTTCAGGACGCCCTCATACAGGCTGCAGCACGCAATGCATTCAATCCTGTCGTGGAGTACCTGAGCGGCCTCCAGTGGGACGGTACACCTCGGCTGGACACTCTGTATGTCGATTACCTGGGTGCCGAGGATTGTCCCTATACGCGCGCTGTAACGCGCAAGGCGTTCGCCGCGGCAGTGGCCAGGGCTATGTCCCCAGGGCTGAAGTTTGACACCATGACAGTGCTCTGCGGCCGCCAGGGCATAGGTAAATCAACGCTGTACGCCCGCATGGGGCGGAATTGGTTTTCCGACAGCATCAAGACCTTCGAGGGCAAGGAAGCAGCAGAGCTGCTGCAGGGCGTCTGGATAGTCGAGATGGGTGAACTGGAGGCCTACAGCAAGACCGACGTCCGCGCGGTAAAGTCTTTTCTATCTAAGTGTGACGACCAGTATCGCGCGGCTTACGCCAGGAAAACAGAAAAGCACCTGCGTAAATGCGTGTTTTTCGGCACAACCAACGACCATGACTACCTAAAGGATACGACCGGGAACCGCCGTTTTTGGCCGGTGGACGCGGAGATTCAACCTCCCACCCGATCCATCTTCAACGACCTTGATGAAGCCACTGTGGGGCAATTATGGGCCGAAGCGGTGGTTCGATGGCAACTCGGAGAATCCCTCTTTCTGCCGCCAGAGCTGGAAGTGGAAGCAGAACGCATGCGGGAACAACACCTTGAAAGGGATCCCCTGCAGGGGCAGATCGAGGACTTCCTGGATCGCCCTGTGCCTGAAGACTGGCAGAGCTGGGACATCCAGAGACGGCGCCTGTTCTGGAGCGACCCTAGGGCTGGAAGCAGCCTGAAGCTGGTCCCCAGGGATCGGGTGTGCGCCATGGAGATATGGCGGGAATGCCTCGGGGATCCACGTACGATGCCTAAGATGGATGCGCACAGAATCAACGCGATACTGGAAGCACTGCCGGGCTGGGAACGGGTATCGACTGCAAGGTTCGGTGCGGGATACGGAACACAAAAAGGGTTTAAACGGCACGGCTTGAGTGTAAACCATCAGGCATTAAAATTAGTTGATAACAGGCATATAGAGGGATGTGATAATAGCCAAAATCACCTAAATTTGCCTGAATCTACCTAAATTTGCCTGAAAATAGGTAATTCTTGAAATTACCAGACTTAGTTTACAAGATGGTTTACAAATTTGTAAACCAAGTAAACCAAAAATCGCGGATGGTTTACAAGATGGTTTACACTGAAACCCGCACTATAAAAGGATTTATTCTATGTGTAAACTATGTAAACCATTATATATAGAAATAAATGGTAATAGGTAAATAGGTAATACATATATACCCTAATACACCTAATGAGAATAATATACGCGCGCGAGAAAGACATGGTTTACACAATCGGGGAGGAGCGAAGTTGTGAAAGAAAAAGACGTCGAGAAGTATTTGCGAGAGCGGGTAAAGGCCGCCGGCGGTCGTGCCTATAAGTTCATCTCCCCTGGGAACGACGGGGTGCCCGACAGGGTGGTGTGCTTGCCGGGTGGCAGAGTCTTCTTCGTGGAAACCAAAGCGCCAGGCAAAGAGACCACGAAGCTGCAAGACCTGCAGATCAACCGGTTGCTGGATCTCGGGTGCGCCGTGCATGTTCTGGACAGCAAAGAACAGGTGGACGTGTTCATGGGGAGGGCGGCTGGACTTTGAAATTCAAACCGTACGCTTATCAGCTGCATTGCATCGAGCGCCTGATCACCGATACGGCTCTGGGGCTCTTCCTGGAGATGGGACTCGGGAAAACCGCTATCGTTCTGACCGCGGTGAACGACCTGAAGTACAACCGTTTCCAGGTGGTGAAAGTGCTGGTAATCGCCCCGAAGAAGGTGGCCGAAGCGACATGGAGCAACGAGGCTGCGCAATGGGACCACCTTCGGCATCTTCGAGTTGTGACTGTGCTGGGTTCGGCAGCGAAGCGGATCCGTGCGCTAAACACCCCGGGGGACGTGTACGTGATCAACCGGGAGAACGTACAGTGGCTGGTGGAGTATTACCGCAACGCGTGGCCGTTCGATATGGTTGTGGTGGACGAGCTGTCGAGCTTCAAGAACCACCAGGCCAAGCGCTTCAAAGCGCTTACCTGGGTGCGACCGCACATCAAGCGGATTGCGGGGCTGACAGGAACTCCAACGCCCAACGGGTTGATAGACCTGTGGGCGCAAGTGTACCTGCTGGACCAGGGCGAGCGTTTGGGGAAGCGCATCGGACAGTTCCGGGAACGTTATTTCAATCCCGACCAGCGCAACGCGCAGCAGGTATTCAGCTACGCACCGAAGCCTGGAGCCGACGGGGTGATCCAGCGTTTGATCGGGGACATCTGTATCAGCATGCGCGCCGAGGACTATCTTGAACTTCCGGACTGCATTACCGTAGACGTGCCGGTGATGCTGGACACGAAAGCCCAGACCGCTTACCAGCGTCTGGAAAGAGAGATGCTGCTGGAGGTGGATGAGAGCACCATCGACGCCGGCACGGCGGCGGTACTGAGCAACAAGCTGTTGCAGCTGTGCAACGGCGCAGTATACGACGGGGATCATAACGCGGTGGAGATCCACAAGTGCAAGGTCGAGGCATTTCTGGAGTTGGTGGAGGGGCTGAACGGGCAGCCGGCGCTGGTGTTTTACGGCTTCCGGCATGACCGCGACCGGTTGATGAAGGTGCTGGCCAAAACCAAATTGCGGGTCCGGGAACTGAAAACGCCACAGGACCAAACGGATTGGAACGACCGAAAGGTGGATATCCTGCTGGCGCATCCGGCGTCGGCAGGTCATGGCCTGAACCTTCAGCATGGCGGTAACCACACAATCTGGTTCGGGCTGAACTGGTCTTTGGAGCTGTACCAGCAGGCCAACGCCAGGCTGCATCGTCAGGGCCAGGTCGAGAAAGTGATCATCCACCGGCTGGTAGTGAAAGGCGGCTTAGACGAAGACGTTGCCGAGGCGTTGGAGGGCAAGCGCGCGACGCAGGACGCGCTGATCGACGCGCTGAAGGCGAGGATCGGAAAGATAAAGGAGGGCGCCCATGGGGCGGCATAAGTACGACGAAGGCAAGCCGCGCCTTGCGCTGGTGCCGCCGGGCCTGATCGAGGCTGTGGGAATTATCCGAACGTACGGCTGCCGGAAATACGGCGACCCGGACGGCTGGAAGAAGGTCGAGCCGGAGCGATACAGGGACGCGCTGATGCGACACCTGGTCGCGTGGCTGCGGGACCCGGGGAGCTGCGACGAAGAGAGCGGGTTGCCGCATCTGTGGCACGCTGCGTGCAATGTGGCGTTCCTGATCGAGTTTGAAGGAGGATTTCGAGAGTGAGTATTGTGAAATTTGGGGGTTTTTATATCCCAACGTGCGATCTGTGTGGTGCTGAATTGCAGTCGGAAGATGATTTCTATGATGCGGTCAGCGCCAAAAAAGCCGCGGGCTGGAAAAGCCGGATGGTTAATGGGTGGTGGGAGGATTGGTGTGACGAATGCTGGGGTGACGACAAATGACGGTTTACGCAAAGTATAAGAACGGGCGTTAACCCGTTCTTAAGCAAGGAGCAAATGGAGGCCTGCCGAAGTAGCATCACAAGAATGACCATTTGGGAGGAGGAATCATTGTGAGTACCCAGGGAGCAAAAGAATCGCTTACGGCCATGAACAGTCTTCTGTTCGAGCAGCTTGAGCGGCTGGGAAACAGCGATCTGACGGAAGAGCAGCTTGCTGAGGAAGTCAAGAGATCAAAGGCAATGGCAGATATATCAACGAGGATTATACAGTCCGGCGAACTGGTATTGCGGGCATACGCTTTTCGGGATAAACAACTCGATGCTGATCTTAAGCTGCCGAGGATGCTGACAGATGGGGAATAGAAAAGGATCTCTGCGGCTGCTTACACAGGAGCAGCACGATTGGTTCGAAGAAACGGTGCCAGGCCGTTCATATCGGGAAATGCGTGAGTTGCTGCAATCCGTTTGGGGCGTTGCGATGACCGAAGGCCAAGTGAAAAGCTTTATGGCCAGACACCACCTGCGCAATAGAAGGGACGCGCGCTTCAAGCCGGGGTGCGCACCGATCAATAAAGGCCGCAAAGGCATTCGCCTTAGTCCGCAGACAGAGTTCAAGCCTGGGCACCGTCCAGCCAACTGGAAACCCGTCGGTAGTGAGCGTATAAGCAAAGACGGTTACGTAGAGGTGAAAGTAGGCGAGCCGAAAAAATGGCAGCATAAACATGTTTTCCGGTGGGAACAGGCGCATGGTCCACGCCCTAAAGGACATGCGGTGATCTTCGCGGATGGCAACAAACGCAATTTTTCGCTGGACAACCTGATTCTGGTGAGCCGGCATGAATTGCTGGTGCTGAACCGGCTGGGCCTGCTACACTCAGACGCCGACCTGTCCCGGTCCGGGATTGCTGTTGCGAAGCTGATTACTGAGATCGAGAATAGGCAAAAAGCCGGGAAGAAGCACGTCGAGACTCGAGCAGGCAGCTTGAAAAAACGACAGGCAGAAAGGAGCAAAGCAAATGGCAATTATGATGGCGCCGTTTGAGACGTTTCGCGAACACGGAGAGAGGGAAAGGAGCGGAGAGCCATATAGCGACGCTTTTATCCGCCGGTGCAGGGAGAAGGCACTGGATTACAGCTCCAAGGACGCCATACTGAGGGCGGGGTTGCTGCAGGATTTATGGCGCTGCGTCCCGGTCCACCGTCGCGCTGAAGTGTTTGACGGGATTCCGGATTTTAGCTACCGCAAATAGAAAAAGGACCGCGTCCTGCGCGGCCCAATATATAGTATTCGCTCCACGGATACTATACCACATATTGGGTCAGGGGGCAAGTCAATGGATCTGCGGACCTTGCGGGATCGGCACAGCAGGATCGACAGCCTCAAAGAACGCATTGAGCGCCTGCGGTCGGCGATGGAGATAGGCTCTCGACAGCTGAAGCTCGCGCCGGCAAAGACCTCGGTGCGTAACCGCCTCGAAGAGGACATGGCGAAGCTGGATGAGCTGGAGCGCCAACTGATCGGGGAGATCGCCGCGCTTGAGCAGACAGCCCAGGCGGCGGAGCGACTGCTTGACAGGCTTCCAGCCCAGCAGCAGAGGATCATGCGCCTGCGGTATATCGACGGTCTGAGTTGGCCGAAGGTGTCGCGAAAGGCGCACTATAGCAGACGTCACTGTTTGCGCATTCACGCCGTAGCGATAAAAAAGATGTCCCAAAATGTCACTCTTTGATGTGGTATTGTGATACCGTGAAAAATACTCGCCGGCGGTCCTACGGGACGGCTTGGCAATAGATCAAACGCCTCGGTGACGACCGGGGCTTTTGCTTTGGAGGCGACCAATGGGCAAGATACTGCATCTACCGTGCCAGATCAATAAAGCGAAATGGGCCAAAGAGGTCTATGACGCTATCGTGGAACGCGGTGAGAAGGTCGCCGTAATCATACAGACACCCGATACGGTTGAAACTGGATATTTCGGCTGCAATGTGATTGATAAGCAGGTACTATTCGGGCACCTGCAGATAGACGTAATGCACGACGTGATGAGAGCGACATACGACTTGGAGTCTTTGGAATAAGTTGGAGGTGGTGGGATGCGTGGACAATCGACGACGGGCGCGGGAACTGTGGGAAGCTTCGAATGGCACCCTACCGCTGAAAGAGATAGCTGCCCAGCTGGGCGTGGCCGAGGGCACTCTTCGCAGCTGGAAAAAACGTGACGCTTGGGGCTCCTCGCGTTGCAACGTTGCGGAAAGTGCAACGCAACGCGAAACGCAACGGAAACGCAGGGCTCAAGTCAACCGGCGAGCAGCCGAGACAGTCGAGGCAAACGACGAGCTGACTGATCGGGAAAAAGATTTCTGTGCAGCCTTCGTTCACGCCCCATCAGCGGCCCAGGCGGCCATGAAGACGGGACGATACAGCACCTACGGCGCGGCCCGAACGGCGGCCTGGGAGATGATGAAAAAGCCCGCGGTGATTGCGGAGATCAAGCGTCTTAAGAGCTTAAAACGTGCGGCTATGCTGGCAGACGGCGACGACGTGATAGAGTTGCTACAGCGGATCGTTTACGCGGATATGAGCCAGTTCGCAGATTTTAAAGGCCAGAATGTTAAGCTTAAGGATTCCAAAAATATCGACGGCACCATCGTGACCGAGGTCAAACGCGGAAAAGGTGGTGTCTCTGTTAAGCTCGCCGACAAGCTTAAAGCCGTAGAACTGTACTACAAGATCACGGGCGAGCTGCCGTTGGACAAACACAAAATAGCGTTTGATAATGCCCGGCTGAAGCTGGAGCAGGGAAAAATAGGAGCTGATAACGAGGAGGCGTTGACGGTACTGGACGACATCCTCAAGGCAATAGGCAGGCAAGCCAATGCAGATTGAATTTACACCAAAACAAAAACAAGTTTGGCGCGAGAGCGTCACTGGAGCGCCGCAACGATGGAATTTGAGCATTGGCGCGACGCGCAGCGGGAAAACATATCTTGATTACTTTAAGATTCCGTACCGCGTCCGGAACGCGCCAGACGGCCTAATCCTGTTGCTGGGCAACACCCGCGGGACGCTGGAGCGCAACATACTCGAACCGATGCGCCAGATTTGGACGCCCGTGCTTGTCGGCTACATTACGAGCCGTAGCACCGTCCGCCTATTCGGACGCGAGTGCTACGCGATAGGCGCGGATAAGATCAACCAGGTATCAAAATTGCAAGGCGCGGGATTCTCGTACGTCTACGGTGATGAAATATCGACCTGGCACGAGGACGTTTTCCAGATGCTGAAAAGCCGGATCGACCGACCGGGGGCGCGGTTCGACGGCACAAGTAACCCGGACCATCCAAAGCACTGGCTGAAAAGTTTCCTAGACAGCGCGGCGGACATCTACCTGATGCGGTTCCGGCTGGACGATAACACGATTTACGCGCGCGACAACCCGGACTTTATCGAGAGCCTGAAACGCGAGTACGCGGGAACGGTCTGGTATCATCGTTTAGTGCTGGGCGAGTGGGTTGCCGCCGAGGGCGCGATATATCAGATATTCGCAAACGACCCGAAAGCGTTTACGGTGGACGCGCCGCGTGACCTGATGGAGATCAACGTCGGGGTGGACTTTGGCGGAGGGCAGTCGGGGCACGCGTTTGTAGCGACAGGCATCACGCGCGGGTATGGTCGGCTCGTGGTGCTGGCAAGCGAGCGCCACGTCCGCCGGCCGGAGAGCGCGGATATCGACCCGGAGGCGCTGGGCCAGTTGTTTGTGACGTTCTGCCGCAACATCGCGGAACGATACGGCGTGATCCACAACGTTTACTGCGACAGCGCGGAGCAAACGTTGATCGCGGGCCTGCGCTCATCGGCGCGCACGCTCGGGCTGGGGTGGCTGGTTCCGGCGATTGGGAACGCCTTGAAAACAAGCATCAACGACCGGATACGCGCGGCGATTCGGCTTATGGCACAAAACAGGTTTGCCGTGGTGCGCGGCGAGTGCGCTACTGTCGAGGACGCGCTTACGTCCGCGCTCTGGAACCCGCGTGCGCTTACAAGGGACGAGCGACTTGATGATGGCACGACTGACATCGACAGCTTGGACGCGATGGAATACACGTTCGAACGGAGCATTAGCCAGCTAATGCGGTATGGAGGGTAAGGCATGCGTTACGCAACGATGATGGAGGCAGTGGTCAAGGCGCTTAACGAGACGCTTGACAAGCCGGTAACCAGCGCGGTGTCAGGGCGCATGGGCGCGGCGATTGAGTTATGGGCTGCGATGTATGAGGGCAAACCACCGTGGTTGAGCGCAAAACGCGGGATAATGAGCGCGGGCATCCCGGGGGCGATAAGCGCGGAGCTGGCGAGGTTAGCCATGGTTGAATTTTCGTCGGCCGCTGACAACCCGGAGATCGATAAAATTTATCAGCGCATGCTCGGAGGCTTGCGGGTCCCGGTCGAGATGGGCTGCGCGCTGGGGGGCATGCTGTTCAAGCCCTATTTGACTGACGACGGCATCGCAATACAGCACATTCGCGCGGACCGGTTCTTCCCTCTTGGGTTCGACGCGAGCGGGAAGATCAGTGAGTGCGCGTTGGTCGAGCAGGTTTATCAAGGTAAGTCGGTGTTTACTCGATTGGAGTTTTACTCGCTGCCTGGGAATGAGATCCTGAACCTAGCTTACAAAACGGGCGCTCAACAAGTCGGTGTCGGGCTTGGTGTTAGGGTGGCACTGGATAGCGTCCCTCAATGGGTGCGTATGGCAGAGCACGTAACGCTGCAAACTGACCGCTTGCCGTTCGGGTACTTCCGGATTCCACTGGCCAACACGATCGACGCAGATTCCCCACTCGGGGTTTCGGTGTTCGCACGCGCGACGGGACTGATCGAGGAAGCGGACAAGAAATACTCAAACATTTGCTGGGAGTATGAGGCGAAGCAGGCGGCGATTCATATTTCCCAAACCCTGCTCAAGCGCAACGAGGGAACGGGCGAGCTTGAGTACCCCGGCGGGCGCGAGCGCCTATATCGCGTGCTGGAGTACAACACGGGCGCCGTGGACAAGCCGCTGATTGACGTGTTTAGCCCGGACATTCGGGCTGACGATTTTTATACGGGTTATCAGCTGCAACTGAAAATGATCGAGTTTGCATCCGGGCTGGCCTACGGCACGATAAGCGACCCGCGCGAGACTAACCGCACGGCAACGGAGGTGCGCACGAGCAAGCAACGGCTCTATGTCACCGTGACGGACATCCAGCGCGCGCTTGAGGTCGCGCTACGTGACACCGTAGCGGCGATAGCGTACTGGGGAGGCCAAGCAGAAACTGAAGTCGCGTTCTCGTGGGGTGACAGCGTGATGACGGACAGCGAGACGCTCGCGCGTCAGGCGCTTTTGGAGGTGCAGGCCGGCATAATTGATAACGTCGAGTACTACAAGCGCGTGTACGGCATGAGCGCCGAGGGCGCGCAGGAACTGGCGAAAGAGATCGCGGAACGCTCGCCGCGAGAGGTTGAGTTGTTATGATCTCGGAACGGCTGATCGCGATTTATGAGCGTATGGAAGAGGACCTAATCAAGCTAGTGGCAAAGCGGTTTGCGGACGCAAAGAAGCTCCGACTGGTCAACGAGTACGACTGGCAGACGCGCATGCTCGAAGAGATGGGCTGGCTTCGGCAAGAGAGCGTCAAAACCATCGCGCGGTTGTCGGGCAAGGCTGAGGCCGAGATCGAGCGCATCCTTCAAAAAGCGGGACGAGAAACCATAG